ATCAATATTTATTATTTAAAAATGCTAAAATTGTTATTGCTAATCATGGAGCAGGATTATCTAATATAATATTTATGAATAAAAATTGTGGTGTTATTGAAATAATTTCTAAATTAAAATTATACGAACAAAAAGAAGATTTATTTATTAATTTAGGTAAAATATTTAAACTTAATTATAAAACTATAATAACTGAAGAAGAAAAAGCTGATGTTGATATAAATGAATTAAAAGAAAATATTATAAAATTATATAATAATAAATAAAATATATTTTTAAGTAGTAATATAAAATTATATAAAATATATTATATAATGGTTAGAAATTGTTGTTGTGATGAACCAGTCCAAAATAATTGTAATGAAAAACTTACTGAAAAAGAATGTGTAAAGAAATGCTGTCAGGAAAGTTATAATGCTAAATGCCTCTGTAAGCAACAAAAAAATGCTTGTAGAGATGCCTGTTTTGCTAAATATGAAAAAGCTAAAGAAGAAGCATATTCTATTTACAATAAATGTTGTGAAGACGCTTGCACCTGTTGTGATAGTGACAAGTGTCAAAAAACTTTAGAAGATACTTTATGTAGATTAAAGAAGGAAAGAGATGCTTGTTTATGTGCTTGTGATAAGAAATATAATGAATGTTGTGATAAGGTTAAAAAGATGGAACAAGAATGTAAGCAAGAATGCACTCCTTATTATTTGTGGCAAATGTATTGTTGTTGTGGTCCTGATGTATGTGGTCCAACTGGATGCACTGGTCCAACTGGTTCATCTGGTCCAATGTAAATATATTTTTTTGAGTATCAATAAAAATTGATTTTTTTATTTATGTGAATATTATGATATATAAAATATGGTAGAGATACATAATAAGTATGTATTTCATTGGAAATTTAATTATAAACTTAAAAATGAGAATATAAATGAAATGAAAAATAATAATATAAGAAAAATTAAATTTGGAGATGATTATAATTTTGAAATAGATAATTTACCTGATGGGATTACTCATTTATATTTACCAAAAAATTATAATAAAAATATTGATAATTTACCTAATACAATAACACATATTTATTTGAATGATAGTTATAATAAAGAATTAAATTATTTACCATCATCTATTAAGTTTATACAATTTAATTCATCTTATAGTTGTAAAATTAATAATTTAAATAATAATTTAAGAGAACTTAAATTACCTTTATATTATAATAAAAAAATAAATAATCTTCCAAATTTAGATTTATTAGATATTGGTATTGAATTTTATAAAAGAATAAATTTACCAAAAACAATAAAACAATTATATATTGGTGAATATTATGATATGATTTTTTCCCAAAATTATTATAATTTAGAATATTTATATTTTAATGTATTACATCTTATTAGATTTGATACATTAATAAATTATATTCTTTCAAATGTTAATAAAATTAATAATAAATTAAATATTGTAATACGTCTTCCTAATAATTATTCAAATTATCAGTTTAAAGTTTTAAATGAACTTACTGAAATTCATAAAAATATTAGTTATGAATATATAAAAAATTAAAAAATATTTATATATAAATAATTATAACTTTAATTATATAATAAGGAATCAAACTTCTTGTGATAACATTAATGAATGTAATAATATTATCATTTCAATTGATGGTAATATAGGTTCTGGTAAATCTACATTATTAAAAAATTTAAAAGAATTTTATAAAGATAATAAAAAATATGTTTTTACATTTTAAATGATGGTTTATATTTCAAGATATAAAATTTTAAATGAAACATTAGAAAATAATAAAAATTGTATTTTAATTACTGAAAGAAGTATTTATACCATTATATATAAACATATAACGTTAAATTAGATATATATGAAGATGAAAATAATAAAAATAAAATGATAGAACAAGTTGATGATTTTATTAATAAAAATTGAAAATTTATTTAATTTTGTATTTTAATACTTATTATAAACTATTTTTTGATTATATAAAATGGTAAAAAGAACATTTTATGATTTTAATATTGCTGATAAATATTATACTATATGTAAATTAGGTAATTTAGAACAATTAAAAAAATTTAATATTAATAATATTAAAATAGAAGATATTAAAGAATGTTATATTGAATGTTGTAAAAGAGGACATACTGATATTGTTAAATATTTGTATGAAAATAAAAAAGAAAAATTAAATAAAAGCGAAATTAATAATGAAGCTTTTTTAGAAAGTTCTTCAAATAATCATATGGAACTTTCTAAATGGTTATATGAAAATTTAGATAATATTTGTGTTGATTTAAATGATAATTGGTCCTTTAGAAGATGTTGTAAAAATGGATATTTATCAATGTCTAAATGGTTATATGAAATACATCCAGAAATGAATATTTATTCTTTAAATTATTTAAGTTTAAAATGGTGTGCATCAGATGGAAGATTAGAAACACTTAAATGGTTACACAGTTTAAATAATGATATTCCAAAAAAAATTTATGATGAAATAATGTTTTTAGGTGTTAAATATAAAAAACAAAATATAATTAATTGGTTATTAGAAATTAAATAAAATGAAAAATAATTTTTTAAAAAATTAAATATAACTATCTTCAACAATTTCAATACCATCTTTTAAATTTTTTTGTATTTCATTGATTGAAATTAATGATGAATTTATTATATTATAAACAATAAATATACTTTTATTATTATTATTTTTTATTTTTATATTACAAAATAGTATATTATTTTTATAAATATTATAATAATCATTTTTTTTGTTATAAGAATAACAACTAAAATTACAACATTCTATAAATATAAATTGTATTGTATTTATTTTATTAAAATTTTTTTTTTCAATATTACAATTTATTATAATATTTTCACATTTAACTTTATTATTTTTATCAATCATTATTTATTTAGATAATTATAAGTTTATCTTTTTTTTCAATTTTTTATTGTATCAAATTAAATTATAGAATATATTTATATGGATTATCTTAAAAAGTCTTTGTTTAATACAGAATATAATGAAGAAGAATATAATAAAATATTATTAAGGTCATTTTATTATTATGAAAAAATACCTGATAATTATAAAGAAGAATACAATAAAATATTTGATATAAAACCAGAAGATTTATTAAATTATAATTTAAAAGGTGGTAATAATTTAAAAAAAAAAATTAAAAAATCACAATATCAATTTTTAATAAATCTTCAATATCATTATTTATTAAATTATTATTATCCAAACAATTTTATAACTATTCAACAAATTGAAAATGCTTTTGATGTTAATTATAAAAATGATAAAAAAATAACAATAGAAGAAAGAAAAAAAGAAATAGAATTACAAAAACAAAGTTTAATTAATATTGAAAAACAAAATACTGATTTAATAAATAATATTAAACAAATATTACAAAATTTAATAAATGACGATACATTAAAAAAATTTAATCAATTTTATTATAATAAATTATTAGTTTTTTTAAATAATGTTGAAAATATATTTTTATCAATAGATAAAGATAATAATACTACCGATATATATACTAAAACTAAACAATCACAAGAATTATATGATAAATTAGTTAATATTAAATCTTCATTAGAACAAATTAAAAAAGAAATTGAAACAAATAAAAATTATATAACCCAATATAATTCAAATAATTTAGGTGTTAGTATATCAAAACAAATAGATTTTATTAATAATAAATTAAATGATATAAAAACTAATAATATAGAATTAAGTGAAGATAGAAAAAAAAAAGAATTAGAAGATAAACTAAAAGATTATTATACAAAAATTACTAATAATAAAGAATTAAGAGAAAAATATGAAAAAATTACAAAAGGCTTAAATGATGAAGAAATTGATAAATTAATTGAAAAATATAAATTAAATTTAGAAATTAAAAGAAAAATTGTTGAAAGTTTTTCTGGAGGTGGAAATATAGAAAAATTAAATGAGTTATATGATTTAATGATTATAGATAATAAAATTAACAAAGAAATATTATCAAAAGATAATAAATTACAAAAATTATTAGAAAATATTAATCTTTATGAAATTGTAAAAGATAAAAATATTGAAATAGTTATAAACGAATTTAAAACAGAAGAAAGAAAAGCAAAAGAACAAGCTGAAAGAGAACAAGCTGAAAGAGAAGCAAAAGAACAAGCTGTAAGAGAACAAGCTGATTCTAAATCTGAAGAAAAAGAACAAGTTGATTCTAAATCTGAAGAAAAAGAACAAGCTGATGTTAAGACTGAAGAAAAAGCTGATGCTAAGCCTGAAGAAAAAGCTGATGTTAAGACTGAAGAAAAAGTTGATGCTAAGCCTGAAGAAAAATCTGATGTTAAGCCTGAAGAAAAAGCTGATGTTAAGACTGAAGAAAAAGTTGATGCTAAGCCTGAAGAAAAATCTGATGTTAAGACTGAAAAGAAAACTGAAGAAGAAAAAGATAAAATAAATAATATTAACTGTGAGAATATAACTAAATTTAAACAAAATCAAAATGATTGTTGGTTGGATACATTTTTTGTTGTTATGACATCTGATGAATTAAATAATTTATTTAAAATGTTTTTAAATAAAGTATTGGAAGAGGATAAAGATTTGTTTAATTCAATAATAAATTATATAGAATATAAAAAAGAAACAGATAAAGCACAATTAAAAACTGATTTTGTTGAAAAGTTTGTTAATTATTATAATAAAAAAATACAAGTTAAAATTGATAATAATATTATATTAGATGAATATGGTAATGGTAGAATAAATTTTGTAATAGAATTAATTAATAAGCTATTTGATGATGTTGAATTATCTTATAATAATGATTTTGATAAAAAATATTTTATTCATTTAATACAAAATGATAATGATAATAAAATAACAGAAATAAATAATGATAAATATACTTTAAAAGCTATATATTACCCAGACCCAGAAAATAATTCTCATTATATTGGATATTATAAATGTAAAGATAAATGGTATTATTATAATAATCAAGATTTACAAATTAAAGAAATAAATATTGATGATTTAACACAAAAGTCAGAAACATATTTATTTTTTGTTAGAAATGAAGAAGAAGAAACAAAAGATGAAAGACAAGAAGAAGAGAAAAAAGATAATGAAGAAAAAAATAAATGTATAATTAATATAATAAATAAAAAATTAGAAGATATTAATTATAATGAAAATTCTATTATTGTTAATAATGCTAATGATTATTATACAATTTCTGGTGAAGGTTATAATAATACCTATAAAATTGGAAAAAGCAATGAAATATATAAATTTTTAGAATTAGAAGATATAGAAAAACAAAAAGAAACAGAAAAATACATAAAATTACAAAATCCAAAAAATA